TCGTCGCGCGTTCTCCCGTTGCGATGAAAGCCTTGCAGTCGAAGCCGTCGGTGATCGCGTCCGCCGCATCCCACTTTTCCGGCATCGCTTCAGGCGGGAGCAGGATAGAGGCCGACAGCGCGCCAGCAGCCACGATTGCCTGGGCCGCAGCTTCGGCATAATCCCAACCTGGGCCATCCTTATCCGGCCAGATCAGCACATGCCGATTGCGCAGCGGTGACCAATCTGTCTTGTCGACCGGCGCCTTGGCACCATTCATCGCCGTTGTCGCGCAGATGCCTAGCCCGATCAATGCCTGCGCACACTTTTCGCCTTCGGCCAGCACCACGGTCGTAGACTTGACGACCGCCGGCAGGTTGTAGAGCGGGCGCGGATCGGGCGTGCGCCAGGCGCGGGCACGGACATCCCATGGTCTGAATTCCTTGCCAGTCGGCGGGTCGTAGCGGTAGACGCAGGCGATCAGCTCGCCGCTGGCGGTGGTGTAGTTCCACTTCGCGGTGTAGGGGCCGAGTTCATCAATGGCCGGACTGCGAATGTCAGGCCGGGCCGACGGCAAGGGTGCGACCGGACGCATGCCTAGCCACTGCCCTATCTCAGTCGCCACAGTAGGAAAATCGCCCTGGATCGAATAGCCCCGGATTCTTGCCCACAGGTCGAACAGGTCGCCGCCTTCACCGGAAGCGAAATCTTTCCACAGCCCGGCATGTTCGCCGATCAGTTCCACCACGAGACTTTTGCCAGGGTTGCCGTCGGTGTCGCCGACATAGAATTTTCCGCCGCGCACCCGACCATGCGGCAGCAGATAATGCAAAACCGCATCAATGCCTGCCAGCAGCCCGTGCCTCAATGCAGCCGTGTCTTCCCGCTGCATGCGCGGATTGACTTGGCCACCAGCATCGTTGAAATCGAACCAGTCGACGCGATTGGTCATGCCTGTTTGCTCCAGCAGCGTTCCTGCCAGTTGCACCAGCGGCATTCGTAGTGGGACGAGTCGTGCGCGATGCGCGGCAGCAATTCGCCGGCATCAGTGGCTTGCAGGATCTGCGCCGCGCGGTCGGATCCCCGTTGCGCGAGTGCAGCGTCAAACGGCACCAGCTCGAAGTACAGTTCCTGCGTGTCTTTGTTGATCGCAGTGAACAGAGCCGGGTGCGCCGAGATGCCGGGCACTGCCGGTTCCATGTACGCCTGGTAGATCGCGATTTGCGTTGCATAGACCGGTTTTGAGAGCGCAACGCCGCGCTTCACGCAGTCGCGCCAGTTCTTGTCGTTCATCGTCTTGCATTCCCATAGCGCAGGGTAGAGAAGGCTGAGCGCCGCCGGTCCGGCAGCGAGGACGCCATCAACGTGGCCGCGCACCCGTCCGCGGGCGACGGAGAAACCGAACTGGTCGCCGTTCTGTTTGCGCGTGTAGATTTCGAATCCGGCCAGCCGCAGCCAGCGGATCGCCAGATCCTCCAGCGTGTGGCCGACCTCGAAGATGCGCAGTGTGCGTCCCGGCAGTTCACGCTCCGGATCGACCGGCGCCTGCACGAACTCGTATTGCAGCGCGCGTGCGCAGGCGACGCCCAGGCGCGATGCGCCGAGATAGGTGCGCGCTGCCTGCTGGCTGCGTTCGGCCTGCAGAGCGGCGTCCAGCACGGCGGAGACGCGCTCGTGGAATTTCGGTTGGGAGTTATAGTCCAGCATCAGAACGGCACTCCCGGGCCACGCACCGGTCGCGACCCATGTTGCAATTCATGATGCGCAGTCGCCAGCCTCTCTTCCAGGAAAGCGAGATCACGCTTCGCCATCTGCTCATGCGCGTCGATCATGTATTCCTGATAGGCGCTGATGATGGTTTCGATGAGGCCTTGCACTTCGCGCTTGCTGTAGTCGGCCAGCGGCCGTTCCATGCCGAGCGCGCCGACGTAGTCCCCCAGCGGCGCCAGGCAACTTTGCAGTGCCGCCAGTTCGAGTTCGGACGGATCAATCATGCGACCCTCCGTTCTGGTGACGATGCGCGAGAATGCCGCCTGGCAGCGCATCGAGCAGAATGTGAACCGGCGGCGTAGGGCGGACGCGATGTCGATCTGCAGGTGGATGCGGTTGTGCGGCGCCTGCCAGCCGAAACCTTTTGCTTGCCGATAACAGATTGCGCATCTCAAGCCGCCTCCCGTTGTGCTGCATTGGCAGCGAACACCAGGTTCTTGATCTGCGGTTTGCTGAAGTGGAAGGCCAGCATGGCCGACGCCTGATAGCGGGTCAGACCATAGTCGTTGCGATGCTGGAGCGGCAGGTATTTCATTTGTGCCGGGGTTGGAGGCTCGTTGAGCCAGCGCTTGGTCTTGTGTGCGGAGTCGGCGCTTTCGTGGTCGTTCAGCCAGTCGTCGGCTTGCGCGAGGCAGACCGAACGCTCGCCGATACCGAGCAGGCAAGTTGGGAGGGACTTGCCGCCACCCAGCGCATGCCAGCGCCCACTCAGATAAAACACGCCGCCCCAGGCGAGAAAACCTGTGGCCACCAGCGCGCAGTCGTCGCCGAACAGGTCGCACCAGCGGAAATTGGAACGTGCGAGCAGGTCGACCTCGGTCATGATGAAGTCGGTCAACGCCTCAGCCCCGTCGTCGCAGCGCTCCCAGACAAAGCCGCACAACGGACATTCACGGCACGCGGCCGGCACGTCGGCCTCGCAGCCCGGACATTCCTTGACCGGCGCATCACCGGACGAAGTTTCGCGGCCGTCTAGATTAGCCTCCTGCTCGAGCTGGCCGTGCATCAGCGTCGCGGTGCCGAAATCCAGCACGATGCAATCGCTCTTGAAGACGCCCGGATATTCGGCCGGATCCACAGTGCGCAGGCCGCGCCCTATCATCTGCATCAGGGTCGACTTTTGCGAACTCGGACGCAGCAGCACGATGCACGATGTCGGCGTGTAGTCGTAGCCTTCGGTCAGCACCGCGACATTGACGACGATCTGGGTGGCGCCGGACTCGAACGCGGCCAGGCGCGACTTGCGCTCGGCTTCCGACAGGTCGCCATGCACCATCACCGCCGCGATGTCGGAGCTATTGAACGCCTGGCACACGCTGTCGGCGTGCGCGACTGTCGAGCAAAAGACGATGGTCTTGCGGCCGGATGCCTTTTCGCGCCAGTGACGGATCACTGCATCGGTGACCGGTGTCTTGTTCATGATCGCTTCGACCTCGCTCATGTCGAAGTCGGAAGCCGAACGCTTGACCTGCGACAGCGCATCGGCGGTGCCGACGTCGACCACGAAGGTGCGCGGCGGCACCAGATGGCCGGACGCGATCAGTTCGCCGAGGCGGATCTGGTCGGCGACGTTGGTAAATACTTCGCGCAGTCCCTTGCCGTCGCCGCGCATCGGCGTCGCCGTGACGCCGAAGATCTTGGCATTCGCATTCTTTTGCAGCACGCGGTCGATCACGCGGCGATAGCTGGCCGAGGCGGCGTGATGCGCCTCGTCGATCACCAGCAGGTCGAGCGCCGGCATCGTGTCGAGATGATTGTCGCGCGACAGTGTCTGCACCATCGCGAAGATGGCGCGGCCATCCCACGATTTGGTCTTTGCGTCGAACACCGAGGTGCTGACCCCGGTGTTGATGCGTTCGAACTTGGCACGGTTTTGCGCAACCAGTTCGTCGCGGTGTGCCAGGATGCAGGCTTTGGCGCCGGCGTCGGCCAGCATGCGGCCCGTGGTCGCCGATAGCATGACAGTCTTGCCGGCGCCGGTCGGCGCCACGCCCAAGGTGTTGCCGTGGGCGCCGAGCGCCGCAACCGAGCGCTCGACAAAGATGTGTTGTCGTGGTCTGAGCATCATCGCAGCGATCTCCTATTGCGCCCAGCTCGGGCGGCCGGGTGCGTTGGCGGGAGCCGGTTGTGCTGGCCGCGAGGTGTGGGTGGCTGGTGTTGCTGGGGGCGGCGCAGCCGGGGCCGAGCCTGCGGACGATGCGGGAGCACGGGACGCCACGCCCATCAGCCGCGCGTAGTCCTTGTGATCCGGCTGGATCGCGACCTTGATGACGTTCTTGGGCTCGTCGTTCTGATCTTTCTCGACGTCGATCTTTGCCAGGAACTCGATGCCGTCCAGGTCGGCAAACCCCTGAATGCGGCGCGCCGCAGCGGCTTGCGGACCGTTGTCCTGCGGCTGCAGGTTGCGCGACGAATTCAGCAGCGCGCGCACGAAGGCGCGACCTATGTTTGCCCAGTCCGGTCCTTTCGGGCTGTACAGGCCGATCAGGCTCCAGACCTTGCGCTTGGCGAATTCGCCTTCGGTCACGACGAATTCGGCATTCAGATAGACCGAGCCGGTCTTGTCGGAGAGGGTTGCGTAACCGCCGGTCCAGCCCTGATCGGGTTGATCGTAACCACCCGGTTTGATGGTCATGCGTACACGCGCCAGCGTGCCCTTCGGGATCACGTCATACGATTGCTGGTTCTGGGCATCGTTGAAATCGGCCCATGGATTGGTGTGGTTGTAGTTGTTCATGGATCAGATTCCTTGCGATGTAGTGGATTCGGTGTTTTGCGGGGCTGGTGTTGATGGCAGCGCGTCGAAGCGCAGGCGCTCGGCGGCGGGACGCACTGGACCGGCCATCTTGTGCAGCAGGCGGCCGAGATGCGGCTCTTCGGTGAGGTCGAGGCGACCGGAGCGGTCCTTGGCCGGATAGCCCCACGGATTGAGCGTGTGGCAGACGAAAGCGCGATAGAGACTGCCGTCATCGGCCTTCAGTGCTGTCATCGTGATCACCTGGTCGACGATGCCGGGCAACTCCAGGCCGGTCTTGCTGCCATCGATCTGCGGCACGAACACCTTGCGGTTGAAGTCGTCGGTCTTTTCGTCGAGGATGCCGACCAGCACCACGTTCTTGTCGCGGGTGTGCTGCAGATGGGTCAGCGCGCCGATCAGCTCCTGTCCCAGCAGACCGTAGGCACCGCGGCTGTCTGGCTTGCCGGTTTTTTCGGAGAAGGCTTGTGGCTGGCCCTTGCACCACTGGAAGCACAGACGCGCCAGTACCGTGATGCTATCGATGAAGTAGGTGTCGTATTTCGCCAGCGAGGCCGGATCGCCGAACTGCTCACACACGAAGCGGTGGTGCGCCGTCGAAAACGGCTGCTCGTCGCGCAGCGCCGGATTGGGACCGCCCAGGAACACCGCGAAATCGCGGAATTCCTGCCAGGTCTTTGGCCGGATCGCGTCGCCCGGCCAGTCCTGCACGGCCAAGTCACCAGCCTCCAGATCGACGAACAGCGTGCGTTCGGCGGGCAGGGTGTTGAGCAGGGTGGTCTTGCCGATGCCGGACGGACCGAAGATCACCAGCTTGCTGCCGCGCTTTTCGGCGAGCCGCTGGTCTGCGGAAATGATGGGCAGGCTCATTGCGCATCTCCACCATCGATCAGCGCTAGGCGGAAGCCAGGTTTGCCGGTTTTCATGGTGCGGGCGGGCGTGAACTGCTCTTGCAGCACGGTGGGCCATGCACAATATTTCGTTTCGGCGACGCGATAGCTGACGTCCACGTACTGGGCCGGGTTGTCGCCTGCAGCGACAATGCGCGAAACGATTTCGGCCAGCTTGACCTGATCCCACTCGATTTTCTTGGGGAGGTCGGCGGTGACGCGTACTGGGCCATCGGTGAAATGCACGACGCCGGTGTCCTTGCCGGCTGCGAAGCGGAGGGTCTGCGCTTGTTCGGCGAATCGCAGTTCGACGGCGGCGTCGATATGCTCAATGAGACCCTTGGCGGCAGTCAGGATATCGGCTGCTTCGGTCTTCAGCGAAAACAGGGCGTCGGCCGGCAACTGGGCCAGTTTGGCGACGGGCGTGGTGATCGCCTGGTCGAGAGTGAGGTGGATCATGCTGCACCTCCGGCGTGAACCGCTTCGGAGGTGCTCTTGCGCAGGCATTCCGTTTCGTAGGTTTCGATATCCTCGATACGATAGAGAACGCGTCCTTGCAGCTTCAGAAAAACGGGACCGATTCCTTCGGACCGCCAGCGTTCAAGTGTCGCTTCGCTGACGTCCCAACGGTCGGTCAGTTGGCGTTGGTTAAGGTGTTTAATATTCACGTATGTGCTCCTTTCGGTTAGTGCGGGTACGTGAATACAGTGTGAAATTGAGGATGTGCGGGCGTCTGCCGCTGCCATGTACGGGCGGATGTACGGGCGCAGCAAAAGCGGAGAATTTCGGAGGGGAGAAAGCAAAAAACCGCCCGAAGGCGGTCTTGCTGGCGGCTACGGAGTGATCCGGCTAATCGAGCTTGAATCCGTACTGGCCCTTTTCAGGGTTGACGATGTAGTCTTGCCAGTCGGTGTTGCCGCTGAAAAGATTTTGCATGCGCAGGCTCTTGCCGGATCGCTTGTCTGGATATGCCGCAGCCAGAATTTCTTTCGCGCTGAGCGAATTTCTTCCTGCCTGAAACTGGGCAAACATATATTTGATGGCGGCGGCCTGGCGTGCACCCTTGATTTCCCAAGGCTTGGCCTTGCCGCGGATAGTGAGCGTCTTCGTGTACTCGTCGAAATTGACGGGCAAGACTGGCCGCAGGGCTCCATCAGCCGGAGTCGTCAGAATGCGATGCAGCAGATCCATGTCGAGGCATGGTTTTGGCGCATTCTGAACGATCACGTCTCGCAGGGATGCAAAACGATAATTTCTGGGCGGCCGAATGAAGGCAGGCAGCGCGACGCCCGACGACAGGATGATTCCCTGGTCCGGAAGCGTCTGCGAGTTGAAGTGGTGAAATACGTCGTCGACCGACTGCGCCAGCCCGCGCACCAGCCAGACATCCGTATGGGCGGCGCCAATCCGCGCTTTGCCGAGGTGCCACAACGTACCGTTCAGCATGGGTGACCCGATTCCATTACGCAATGCTTGCGGAATGGCCAGCAGGTCAGCAACGAGGTTCAGAAATTTGACGGATTGGACGCAATAGACGGCAGCCTCAATGGCAACGACGTATTTCCATCGAAACGTCTGCGGACACCGGTAGCGATAGCGGGATGGGTCGTCGTCCTCTTCGAGTTCTACGACGACCGGCTCGTCGTCACG